CCAGGAGCACTGCTTCATACCCAGCAGCTTCCAATGCTTCTCTCGGAATAACCGGTTCAAAATTTGTAAAGAATGAAGTCTGACCGGATTCCATGTTGCAACCAGGTACGGTATAATGTGCCATAAGAATCGGTGTATTTTCGCACTCCGCTCTTAAGGCCAAGACTATGTCTGAAATATATTTCGTCCATGCAAGATTTTCTTCATCTGCAGATAAACCAGGAAATTTTGCTCTGAACTCCTGTTTATCAAACCCTGGTATACAGGCAATATCTGCATATCTCGTTTTGATCACAAAAGGTTCTGTCACAACGCACACATTGTTGACATTCAGCAGCATTCTTTTGAGAACTCTGAACTGTCCGCTTCCATCATGATTCGGCGTTCCTCGCATTACAATCACATAACTTGCGAAGTGTGCCAGTGCTGTGATGATATTGGTCGCATGAATCATTTCATCAGAGTATCGTACTGGGCCAATCTGCTCCTGATGGAAGATATCACCGGAAATGCAAACGATGTCCGGTTTCTCTTTCTGAGCTACCTCAATCATATATTCAAGACATTTTATTGTGTCCTGTGAACGAAGATTTACCCCGTCCACTACAGGACCTTTGAACTGGCCAATATGCCAGTCAGCTGTATGTAAAATCTTCATTCTTTTACCTCCGTCACTTTTATTGCAGGAAACATATTTACGAGCCCCTTTTTCAAACGATCGAAGTTCTCTTCACTAATCCCGCAGAAATCAACACCACTATTTCCCATCTTTTCTCCGATAAACAGTATGTTTCCAAGAATAGGGTATCCATGCTTGTCATATTCGCAAAGATAGCTTCCAATCAGGTTTGCTCTATTCGGCTTCAGTCTTCCCTCTTCGTCGATCAACATGCTTACGCATTCACCAGGCGTCCTTGTTGGTGTAGGTGACATTTTTAACATTGTATAAAGTCTCTTCGGCATTACATGTTCAACAATATCGCATCCATTACCAATCAGTTCGTAGAGAGCTTTGTTTTGTTCTCTCATGGTTCCTTCCGGAAAATCGTGTATTGTCATTTCAAGTTCTGTGGAAATTTTAATAATTTTCATCTGCGTCCGCCTCCTCTCTGGCATTTGATACACAATGGCTCTCCAAATTTATTGATTGAATATTCATAAACTCTTTCATTTATGACTTCACCGCATCTGGAGCACTGAAAATCCATTGATCGGTCCGGCTCTGGTTCTGGCTCCGGTTCAGGAGCAATATCCGGCTCCTGCATTGGTGGATAATCATCTTCGCTTTCTGTATCCGAAGCATATGCCGGATTATCCAAATCGTCCTGAGTAAATACTGTGCTTTCAGATTCGAAATCCACGTTCTTAACTGCTATCTGTGGTGTACCAAACATATTGTTCACAGAGTTCATACCCTGCGTCAGCATTGCCTGTCTGACCTGTGGATCCGAGAAATCCGGTGAAAAAATTACTGTTGGAATTGCGAAATTCTTCTGCAGTTCCGCCTTTGTGTATGTACCTTTTACACCAAGCAGAGCTCTTATTACACGAAGCTTCGCGCCGGTCATAGCCTTTTCAGCCCAGGTCTTTTTCAGCAGTGCCATGTTTACCATGACGGAGCGATCAATGTATCTATCCCTGTCTTCTTTCGCAATCACAAAAGCCTGGCATTTCTTTCCCCATTTATTTTTGGATTCCACCCATTGTCCAGAAAAGATTTCCGCTGCTGCCTGTGCCTGTTTTTCATCAGTAATGCCTTTTGCAGCTTTGTCCGCAAACTCAATGCGATACTTCTCTTCTTCATCTTCCAGACAGATCACCTTCTGGTCAGTTTCTGTTCTGGCTGTTCCGTCAGCCTTGCGCATAGCTCCCTGAGCCTGTGCTCGATATGTAACCCGGTCGATACGCTCACCATATGTTTCCTTTGGATTGAACTGGATACCGGCTGCCATAGCCATTTTGTTGAGCAAAGGCTTAGATAAAGAAAACACATCTTCCCAGATGTCTTTTCCTCTCTCATCCTGCTTACCTGTCTTAACTGAACCAACCTTGAAAATGTCTCCGCTGTTCTCGCCCAGATCGACCGGAACCTCTTCTACATGGAATTTGTAGAATGGATTAAGCTGCACGTCCGTTGCTGTCGGAACTAGCAGATTATAATTTTTGTATGCCGTAATAACTTCCGGCAAACTTCCTAAAACCTCTTTCATCTACTTGATTACCTCCTAAATTTGTGATAAAATAACGGTGTTCTTTAAAAACAAGGGCTCCAAAACCAAAGTTTTAAAGTTCTGACTTAAGCCTCCGATGCGGATTTATGAGTGCCGTCTACACTTCATTTCTCCTTTAAGCGTCTGGGGCTTTTAATATGCATCTCCTACAGCGAATCTGGTCAATGCGTATATCCACACCCACATGAGCGGGATTGCTATCCATTCGGATCCGAGTTCTGCGCTTCCCCTTATTGCGCAAAGCATATCGCTCAGATATCCGAAGAAGATAAGACTGACTGCTGTAGGAACGATGTAAACCATCGACCTTTTCAAGAAGCGAATTCTCTTTTTTATTTTCGCTCTTTTCTTTTTTTTGGAATATTCCTCATACTCCTTCTCATTAAATTCTCGCACCACGGACAGATATATCCGTGTTTTGGAATCTTCTGTAATGTACTGATGTTCCACATTCTTTCGCATATCTTGCACTTTGCGTACATCCATTATCTTGCCTCCTTATCAATTAAGATCAATTCTTTGGCGATAACGCTCTGTAATGCGCATCTGTCCATATCATGCCAGCTGATCGGTACCGAGCTGTTATCCAGCGCATTTAAAATTCTCTCAGCTGTTGTATGATATTTCTTCATATCTTCTGTTGTAAGCAATTTCGCACCTCCTTCATCTATGCTGTCTTCTCTGCATCAATCTGGGTTACAAAAATTCCAAGATCAACACTTTCCATATTGTTCAGTTCCTCCAGAAGCTCTGCGTCTGATGTAATTCCATAGTTCTTTTTTAATATTTCTTTTAATTTTTCTTTAAGGTCCATCAAAACACTTCCTTTTAATTATCTGAATCCGAAATATTAAGATAATCGCTGATTCTTCTTCTGATTTCTATGCTGGTATTCTTTCCATTTAAAGTTGACGAAAGATAGCATCTGGAACAGCCAAGTTCTTCGGCCAGATCATTGACAGAGATATCATTCTGAATCATTGCTATTTTAGCCTTCTTGCACCAAGGAGATAATTTCTTCTGCATCAAATCTCCTCCCCTCATTTCAAAGATTTTTCAATCCAGTTTTTCAAATTTTGAGTTACCTCATTAACCTCATTCAAGGTGTTTATGATTTTCTCTAAATCTGGCTTTTCATCCTCTGTAATAACTCCATCTGCCGTAATATCCAGCAGGAGTTCTTTGGCTTCGTTGATCTTCCGGAATGAGCACAACGCCCTGAGTGCAATCCTATCAATATCCTGATTCTCGATCTTTGGCATTCCTTTTCCCAGAGGGCACATTTCCCGGCAATAATTACCTTTCAATTCAGGGGCTCTATAGATATCCGCCATCAGAAGCACTTCCTCTGGATAAGGGGTAACACTGCCAAGTTCTATTCGTGCAAGCCTTGTCCGGTCAACACCAAGTTCCTCAGCAGCTCCTTCGCGGCTACTTAACCGCTCGTTGAACTTTGCTGCCTCATACCGTGCCTGACAAAACATATTGCCAGCCGCTTTCGTGGCATACTTCGACATTTTTCTATCCTTTCTTTAATGCTATGATGTAGTTACAACCTATTAAATTGTGTACTCTGTATTGATATCCAATGCTTTACTGATTGTCTCAGCTAAAGCTGGTGCATATGAAGCGCCATTGATAGTCCGGCTCACATAATTTCGACACATACCAACCTGATCACACAAATCTGTTACTGTCATATCCCTGTCGATCAATGTCTTCTTTACTTCTTTGCACCAAGGGGATAATTTTCGTTTCACAAAATCACCTCCAGTCGTTACAGTAAACATTTGTTATTTACATTTGTTTAAAATTGCTATAAAATTGTAATGGCAGAAAAATATTGTGAATCAAAATGATGCAACCTCTTAATAGCTGTGGCGGCCATACTCGAGGAAATATTTTTATTTGCAATTATTTCTGCTACATTTTTTATTTCGTTTTAAACATTTGTTTATTACAGTTTTAATAATAATAGCAGATATGCTAAATGTCAATAGTTATTTTCGCATTTTTGCTATTTTGGAGGATTTTTGTGTCATGACCCTAGTTTCTCGTATTAAAGAGCTCGCTAAAGAAAATAACTTAAATTTAAAGCTTTTAGAGGAGTCTGCTGGTTTTGGTAATGGAACAATTCGTAGATGGGATAATAGCCCGCCAGCTGCTGACAAGTTATTAAAAGTAGCAAATATGCTAAATACTTCTTGTGAATTTCTTCTCACTGGAAAAGAACAGACCCCAGAGTATACGGAATTCGATATGGAAATTCTTTCCTTATTTCATCAACTTCCAAGAGATGCTCAATTAGAATTTAAAGGTGAACTAAAAGGATATTTGAAGCATCTTGATCAAGAGGCTTCAAATAAGAAACTTAAACAAGCAAAATAATAAGCTTCGAGTGGTACCGAAGCAGGAAAGGAAAATAAAAATATGAAAAAGAAAATATTGATATCCTTAATTGCACTTTCTCAATTATTTGTGTCTTCTATCCCTGTATCCGCTGCTCCAGATTATCAAATCAGTATTTCTAGCGAATATGTGACTGGGGATTCTATTCAATTATGTGATGTAATTTCTCAGGCTTTAACGGATATGGGTGTAAAAGAGGTCACTTCTTACGAGTTATCTCGTGATGAGCCAAATCAAGCCGCTATTGGTTTGATTATGTCTGCGGACGGAGTGCTTATTGAAGCAACTTGCTTTTTTTCCAAAGAAAACACTTGGGAATGCTCATATGTAACCAATGTTTACAATAGTGTTGAAGATATGATTTATTACTGGGTAAGCCCAAAATATTCCAAGGAAAACGCTTATGAAATAATTGACTATAAGACCGGAGAATACATAATAGAGGGCGCTTCCCAGAATGTACTTTCTCAATATGTCAATAAAAAAGGCTGGTTTTCAGAAGACGACTTCTATTTGTACGATAGTCAGGGTAATAAAATTAATTATGTTAATTCTGACGATTACATGAGTTCTTCCGATTATCCTGGCAGTACATCTTTTCGAGGTTTAAAAATAGGAGATGATGTTTCAAAAATATTTTCTGTTTATAACAAAGAAGATTTTTCTGTACAAGTAGGTTATAAAGATGGCGTCGATACTGAAAAAGAAGATAAAATAATTCAAATGTACAATTCTCAAATAGAGGCTACCGATTCCGATGATATAGAATCTCTTCTTTCATCTATAGATACCAACATGGTAACTCTTGGTGTTATATTCGAGGGTGCTGAATTTTGTGGAGAAATTATCCCTCTTCCACAAATTGGAGACAAAATATCTTATAATAAAACAGCCACCTTTGGATTTTTGATTGATGCAGGAAAAATTTCTGATATAGGAGTCCAATTAAAGAGCAAATACTAGAGGTTTTGAAGAATGAACATTCAAAAACGAATCAAATCTCTCCGCACTGAATCAGGTCTACACCAGTCTGAGTTGGGAAAAGCTGTAGGAGTTTCTGCCCAGGTAATCTCGAATATTGAGAGAGGCTATACCAAGCCATCCACCGAACTGGTTAATCGGTGCGCAAAATATTTCGGTGTGCCGGCAGATTATCTTCTTGGTCGGACCACTGAAAAATATTCTACAACAGAGCAAAAAGAAGCTCCTGCTCTTTCTGCAAAAATAAAAGACCGGATGGATCAGTTGCAGCTGAACCCGTCCGATCTGATCACTAAATCAGAAATTCCCGAAGATTCCTTTGAGGATATCATAACAGGAACA